CACGTCCAATGCGAATTTGCTCGCTAACCGATTCCTTCGGGAGGTCATCGCATTCGCCACCAGGAAGCACACGCCGCCACTTTAGAGATTGTCTCTCTTCTTTATTAAGTTTGCTAACGCCGCCACGGGAAACAACGAGTCTTGCACTTTCTCCCACAGGATACGTTAAACCGATAACTGCGAATAGACTCATGATTTCCTCACATAATTACAGTCGGGAGTCTTACAGTGTTCCACCCCGCCAAATGCTTTAAGAAACGTTTCTTTTGCTGCCCCACACTTAGGGCATGAACCATCAATCTGAAGAAGTGGTGTACTCATGACGGGTCTTTTAAGAACTGCATGTTAAACGAAAACGTGAATCTCTTAAGGTCATCTTGCTTAAGAGGGAACACATCTTGAAGTGGCGTGAATAAGTGAAAGCGAACGCCCGTGAGGTTAACGTTTTGTAGTGCGATAAAAGCATCAAAGGCTGTCTTCGCGTTTGTGCGTGGAGTGGCTGCGTCTCCTGGCTCGCCTCTAAAGTTGAACTGAGCTGTTGGGCGATGAAACACTGGAGCAGCCTGCCCTAACGCATACACCGGAGAAAAGCCTCCCGTCTCTCGAACCGACGAACACACATTGGGTATAGGAGGCATTTCACCTAAAAAGACATTAGTGCCTTCAGTACCACTAAGAGCAGTAGCCAACCTTGTGCCTAACTCCGTGATAGTCATCCTAAGAACTCACTCACCTTAACACGTTTAGCAATACGCTCTAACATGAATGGCTGGGATTCTTTAATCGTTGACTCCAGAAACTTAGCCTGACCTACTTTATGAAAAGCGTCTAGGTCCTCGTGGACTATAACGGCATAACCAGCGGCAGATCCGCCTACTTCTATCTGCACTGAAATACTACCACCCAACTTGATCTCTGGCAGCGTAGTGTGATGCGATCCTCTTAGTGCGGTTGTGTCGACAGGCGTACGCCGCATCGACTCTTTCTGTTCAATTAGAGCTTCTTGGTAAAGAGCGGCACCCACCACGTGAGGGATAGTGAGTGACATCCTCTGAAGAGTCCGCTTCATCTCATTAACGCCCTTAACCGTAACATTCGGAGGAGAGTACGTATTAGCCAAGCCAAACCTCCACCATCCACTCCGCACTAGTCGTTGGGTTAACGGGCCCAGAGAATTTCATAATTGGCGGTTTCGTGCCATCGGGTAGCGTGAATCTGTCGCGTGAAGTTACCGTCACTGGTCGTGGAAAGGTAAGCTTTGATGACGAGATCACCATATCACCGTTTAGGCCTCGTATGAATTGCCTCTTACGCTCTAAGATACACGACCTAGCGACGCCTGTGGAGTATGTTGGCTTTGCCCACTTATCGTCACTAAGATACGACTCGTGCGTAATGCTTTCCTGAAGGTCGGCAGTCACACTATCTGTAGTCTCTAACGCTTTCGTAATAACATTAGAAAGACCCATTATGCTCTCATTAGCTTTCGTATGTTATGCCGCCCACGAACTCTACCCCAAGATCTTGGAAGAAGCCACACTACTGCATCTGGCACATTCTTCGCAAGCACAGTGTCCTTAAACTTTAGTGCAATGGACCCAACTGATATCTCTTCAATGCCTTGTGTTTCGATGTCAGAGTCAGCTGCGCGATCCTCAGCTATAAGTTGCCTTGCATATTCAGCCGTAGCTTGTTGCAACTCATTAGGAATAGAATCGTCGTCAAGAGTGTAGCCATTCTGTGTTTCAAGTCCGCTACGTGGCCAGTTCAGGCTCTGTGTCCCATTTATGGGAAAGCCGTTCCATTGGTAATGGAGGTCTAACAATTTCGTAGCCCACAAAATAGCAGCAATTTTAGCGTCACCTGATGCCCCTGACCACGAGGTGTCAGCGGCTGGCCGATCCTCATGATACTGGTCCGCAACAGCACTCGTGACATAGGCGTTTGCTGAAGCACTACCAGCTGTGGTATCAAGTGCGGTGACAGCCATTAGTTCTGAACGATCCTCACGGCTAGTGTAGATGCACTGGAGTAAGTCCCAACGACGATAGACTTCACTCGAAGTCGATCTCCAAGTACTCCATCAAGAATCGTGTTGTCAGTCATTGTGCCATCTGTTGGCGTAATGTTAGCAGCCACTGCAGTGTATGGTCGTACGCTATGAATCTTTGTCACTGTTGTAGTCGCTAGCGCCCATTGCGCAATGTCCATCCACGTTGCGCCATTATCCAGCGATGTTTGTAGAAACACGTCGCATGTAGTCCCGCCACCACCTCGCACAAAGATAGCTTGTGTAACGAGTGAGGAGAGACCAACCGGAACAGACACTTCATCACTTACGAACGTCCCAGCGCCAATCACCGTTAGGTTTAGTGACTGGAGTAGCCGGCTACGGTTCGGTCTCACACTCATCTACTTCTCCTTACTCACTTTCGTTGCTTGTTCCAGTGAGCGCTGTGTAACGGGCTGAGAGAGCGGCGGCGACACTTTTTCGTCTCTTCCCAGCGCCTTCCTGCTCGCCGTATTCCTCTAGCGTAGTGGTGTCGGGTGCATCAGCTATAAGCGCGATTGCCTCATCGGCGTTCATCTTGCTTACGTTGTTAGGTTCGGGACTAGAAGTCGGAGCCGATGGATCACCCGTCACAGTGTCCACCAACTCCGCTTCTTCTCGCCCGCCCGCGAGCTCATGCACTTTCTCATCGAAGTCCGACTCATTAATGACCATCCTGTTACCACTTTTATTGTAGACAGTCACAGTCGGACAGCTTTTCTTTCGCATACTTTCCCCTTAGCTAAGGAAGAAGATTAACTTTCCACAGCCCATGTACCGATCTTATTCGTAACAAGCCAGTCGACACCATCTGAGGTGACAGTGAGTGAATCACCAACGACGTCAGATGACCCAGTGTTAATGGCATCTTTATCGTCAGCTCCAACCATACCACCACCAGAAATCTTATCAGCAGCGGCTGGTGAGATACTTAGCCCTGTGCCACTACTAAGAGCTCCACATACGGCTGTGAAGTTCGTGCCTTCAGCGACGTCAGCTATTGCGGGTAGTGTAAACACTACGTCGACATTTCCCACGAAGATCTCACCACTCTGAGCCTCAGTCAAGTCTTGGGTTGCTTGAGCAAGATTCAGGACTGGCTTAAACAATGTAGCAAGGCTAATTACACGTCGAGTGTTGCCTGTGGCTAAGAACGTCTCCAAAAGATACGCAGCTAGCTTAGTAGTAGCAATGTCTGCAGTCTTAACGATCTGCGAGCCCATCGTTCCATCCGGTCGATTCCCCATCTTGGTCTCCTATGTGATTGTTAAAAAAGAATGGGGCGGCCGTAGCCGCCCCGTCCCAAGATGACTAGCCAAGAACCCTAACGCCCTGTGACCGGCGAGGAACAGCCCCGCCATACAATGCGTCAAAAGCCCACTGCCATTGTTTGTGCTGTCGCGTAACTTCCAGTCTCAAGCTAAGGCCGGAGCTCTCATCGATGGCCGTTGATTGAAAACTCGCTCCAGGCATTTGCACCGACTCAATAAGCGGAGCCATTGCGAAAGCAATTGAAGTACGCGTAATGAGAAGGTTGTTAACGTGGCTAGCTTTAAACGTAACTGCCGCATTATTAGCCCAAGCAACTTGCGCTGAAGGGAACATCGTAATGACCGTCGCCGTAGAAGAAGAGACCACATAGGTCTGAGTGTCGCCAGCTACAGTAAACAGATCACCGTCAGCAGGAGCAGTACCGCCGCCATCCCACGTTAGCGTAGTATCCCCAACAGCCACGCCGGCGTCGTTAACAAGAATGGTACCCGCCCCAGTGGTCGTGTGATTGTAAACACGACTTGCACGAAGCCAATCAGCTCCGAGCAACTCGCCCATAGCACCCTTAATGATTCCTTTAGAATCACCACGCCAGCTAGAATCGGTAACTTGACGAAGAGCTAGGACATTTGCCTCAGCATCATTATCAATGATATGGAATCGTGGCTCATCATCCATTAGCTCAACATTAGCCTGAGCACGAGCTGTCAGGTACTCTGAAGTGTCAGCTGCGTATGGTGTGGTGGCCGCAACGCCAGTGGCAGGGTAGAATTTCTTACCAAGAGCTGCAATGAAATCCTCGATGTCATTACTCAAAGCCTTGATACCTTCGCTAGCCTGCATGGGAAGAATGCCGGCCTCAACCTGCATAAGACCCTTGTCATCCATTGCGAATGGTGCTTCCTGCCACTGATCAAGAGTGATAGGAATCGAGGTTGGCGTCACCGCAGTAACCGCCGGTGGGACAACGTCAGGTGCTACCGCGCGGGTAGCAACAGACGCTGGGATGGCGATGTTAACAGTCGCGTTTCTCTTACGCGCCGTGATAGTCTCTTCATACTCACGATTCACGAGTCGCGCCATAACGAGTCGGTCGCGCAAGGCTTTCAAGCCAAACGCAGCGACGGTGTTGAGGACGTTGGTAGTAACGAGCGCTCCGGCCATTGTATGTCTCCTGATGAATTAAAGTAATCACCAGCAGCTCACCGAGCCGGACCCATTACCTCCCTTGAGGCGGGTCGACGCTTTAACTCTCAGAGTTTAGCGTCCTATTCCTTAAAGCAACTTCGCTATGCAGGAATCCTATTCCTCGCGTCTCAACACCGCCGGTGTTAAGTGCATACAGCGAAGCTTATTACCCGCGTTGTGAGCTATTCACAACTACAGTGCCGTTAGCAATTGCGTCCATATTCGCGCCAAGTTGAGCAGGCGTTGGGTCAACGAGTACCTTTGCTCCAGGCTTAAACCCTGAAGTTGGCTTATCTCCTTCACTACCGCCGCCGTTACTTGTCTTAAACGCAAAGCTTGTTGCTGGAGCAGTTGCTGAATGCTTTAGCCATTCGTCTGGCTCAAGAGCAGAACCTGGCGAGTCAGTACTAAACACGTTCTCCTTAGCTACAGTATGGCCATCCACAACGTGAAAAGAATCCTCAGCTTGCGTAAGGATAAAAGATAGCGCACCCGGCTCTCCGCCGATCTTAAGAAACTTCTCACCAAGTTGCGTACGCATCGTAGCAGTTGCTACAGCTTGATCAGCTGTGGTGCGGGCAGTCTTTTCAGTAGCCAGCTCAGTCTTTAAAGGATCGACTACATCCTCTGTAAACTTCTTAAGCATTGCGGACATTAGGTTCTCAACGTCATCAGGCTTAGTCACACCTTTTACCTTTAGCTCTTTAACCTTATCAATGGCAGCTTTTGCCTCAATAGGATCAATGCCGCTAAACTTCGTCTTAAGTGGTCGGAGTTCCTCAACCTCTTTTATAAGAGCGATGTTATTGTTACGAAACTCAACGACCTTATTTGCGTTTGCAGCCGCCTCAGCGTTAGGCGTGAATCCAGTTGGAGTGTCATCAAGATCGAGGACGAAACCCTTAGTGCCAGCGGGAGCTACTTTGTAGTGAGGACGAAAGGCCTCATCGACCTCTTCGATAGTTTCAATGGTTGACTTTAGCATAACTTACGATCTACCTTTCATTATACATACGACTTTTCGTGTTGTCAACTAAATAAAGTGCTTACTTCCTAATTTCTTTTCTTTCTTTCTCTCTTTCTTTCTCTCTTTCTTTCTCTCTTTCTCATTTCTTACCTAAGCTGGAGCTAACACGCATCTACAATTAGGATGAGCGGTTGGCCGCATGAGCGGGCCAATTATGCTATGAAACGGCTGAGTTAGCAAGACTTGTTGGCCATCGAGTGGTATGCATATCTTACAGGCATCAATTGGCGTGGTCATCCATTCTTTCTTAGCTGTACTAAGTAGGTAGCCTTGGCTTTGTGCTTGTGTCCATGCGGCCTCTTGTCCTTCGGCTAAGCTGCCAACAATTTCGGTGCGTGAGATCGTTAATGCGCGTCGCTTTAACGCCTTCTTAGCGTATGCGTCAACTCGTCGGTTCACTCTAGCAATAGGTAAACCCGAGTTTATAAGCTCTACACGGAATGCATATGCGGCTAACGCTTGTTGCTTCGTAAGCCCAACCATTGAGCGCACTAACCGTGCAGCGTCATATGGTGAGATGCCATCGCTAAACGCTCGAACAATCACAGCACGTATGGCAGCTTTAGTTTGCTTCGTTACGCCAGTGACGAGGTTTGCAGCTCTGCGTGCTGCTGCTTTTTGTGCGTTAAGATTCTTACCATCAAAACTAAACGGTATTTTGTTTGGACTCAAAATGGATTACCCCCAACGAAGATGAGTAAACTATACATTGTCCGCTCCTCAGTGCGAATAGCGCTAGCTGGCATTCCTATCTGTAGTCCACGCCCGAGTGTTGAGCCTCGTTCAGCCCAGGCTCCAGCGCCGAGTGTCATAGTCTTCTCACCCGCTGATAGCTCAAACACGAGTCCAGACCCAATAGCGCCAATAAGATTATCCGCTTCTAAGGCGGCACCGACGAATGGCCCGATAGCGACGTTCTTAGATATGCTCCACACAAGGTGCGTCTCCATAATCGGACGAATGGTACTGTCGCCGTGTGTAGCAACCTCGACTAGACCTTCTGACAACTCGTATGAGTCGCTGCTTGGTCCAAGAGCGTTCGCTGTAAAGCCAAGTCCGAGTGACCAACCGCCTTCTTGAGCTAAAGAGGGAACAGCCACGCTACATAGAATCATAACGAGTAAAGCAATGCGTTTCATGTCTATCTCCTACTTAAGTTGTTTAGCGCCAATGTGTCCACCACGGTTATAAGCACGAATGGTAGGCTCAGCCATCCTTTGTAAGGCCTCCTTGATTGGAGCTGAAGGAAATAATCGACTCATAATCTTAGAGGCCGACAATGGAGGCTGAGATGCTAGAACTAATGCGATTTCGTCAATCGTCGGTGAGACTTGCTGAACTCGACGTAAGCCATTTAATGCACGGCGTTGAAGCTTTGGCTCAAGCACGTCAGCGGCATTGTGAATGTCAATGTACTCTTCTTCAAGTCTAGGCATGACGCGTTCCTATGAGGGCGCCCTTACCAGCACGTACTTTAGCCTTGTGAACCTCGAGGTTAATGGACACTTGGCGTAATGCGTCATACGCAGTAAGCTGTAGACCCACATCCCAATAGCCGTCGTCCATGAGGTAGGTAGCACTCCACTTAGTAGGCTTTCCGTATTCACGATACTTCCACAAGCCTATAAGATGGGGTTCGGCTGCAGTAAAGACTTCACTAAACGTTAGAGGCTTTATCATGATTTGTGGCGTTACTCCTTTCTTTTAGCCATTGACGCAAAACAGCTCGCATACACGCGGCCCATGGCTCCTTTGTAGTCTTACACATTTCAGTAGCTAAGGACATTAAGTTAAGAAACATATACTGCTTGTCACCTTCTGTGCTACACATATTCCAGCACGCAGTTCGAGCCGCAGTAACATTAGTATCCTTTGACTTTAGCCACTCTCGATTCAGCCGCATCAGATTACGTATACGCTGCTTGCGGTTCTGGTGTGACTTATAAGTCTTCTCTTGTGGCACACGACTTGTGGTCATAAGTGCAGGGCCTTACTGAAATACACGTGATTCCGACTCGAGTACACAATGCCATCTTCCATGGGACTCCTGGCTTAGTAAGCATTGTCTTCGTCATCGGGATTACTGTCATCTTCAGCGTCGAGGTTTTCATCCTCGGGATTGTCGTCATCTTCGCTACCCACTCCGTCATATAGCTCAGGCTCCTTAGGTGCGTCGGAGTCAATCTTACTCTTCTCTTCTTGAGCGGTAACTTCGTCATTAACCCAACTACCAGCGGTAAGGATTCCCCACCATGTTTCAAAGCTAATCTTATCATCCATTAGCGCTAAGAGGGCTGTCTTAATTTCCTCAGGAGATGCTTTTATATTGAGGAAGTTCTTATTCAGTCCAATGCTTACGCCTTTCACCTCAGACGGAAGCAGCTCGGTGCCCGCCCACCATACCATTATTTGAAGAGAGCGTGTAAGAGCTTGCTCGGCTGTTTGCGTGATAGTGCGTAGCGTTGCGTGTTCTCCGGCATGCCGCATACCAACAGCCAACGCTGTTTCAGCTGTAGAAGGTTGGGATTCAAGGACGCGTGAACCAGCGATGGCCATCTCTGACTTCTTTTCTGACATTGCAGTAACAATAGATGCCAGACCCGCTCCTTTAAACTCCAGCATTCCAGCGCTACCTTGGACGTCTAGTTCCCACACACGGCTTGGTCCAATCCCGATGCTCTCATCCTCATCATCAGTACTAGAGGCACCTGACATTCCAGCTACCCAAGGTGTGGGTAGCGCTACGAGATGCAAGCCGTGTTCTAAGTCACACGAGTTTCGCCAGTGCCCTAAGTTAAGGTAAGCGAGATCGAGTAGTGGCGGCTTTGCGACTCTTGGTGTGAGATGCATCGGACCAAGGAACACAAATGGAATGAATGCTAGTGGTTCCTTTCGTCGCGTAGGAATGAGCTTAGGACCAAAGGCTACAAACTCTTTCTCGTCAGTAGGTTTACGCCATACTTGTTGGGTATAAACGCGTGAGTTAGTGTCTATGTCCAACTCTAGCTCCAGAACACGATACTGCTCAATAAGTGAGTCGACAAAGACATCTTCAGTGTTGGGCTCAGTAACAGTCTCGTATAACACTACACGCGTTACTACCTCATCTCCAGCAATGCGAGTGGTGCGCCAATTAATGATACTCTCAGCTTCCCACGAGCACAGGTAGGGCCGTGTAGCTGTAGACTCTTCGTATGGCATCTCTATTAGAATGCCGCCACGCCCCACAAGCATGACGTCTTGAAGAGCATCCAACGAAAAGGATTCCATAGGTACACCAGTAAGAGTGATGTCTTTTAGCCACTTCTTTTGACTGGCTGGAAACTCAATAGTTGGTGCTTTCTGAAATACAGCGCCAGTTAAGCCTTCAAGTGTTCGCGCCAACGCATTAAACAGCGAGCCACGTTGTAGGTATGCCTCGTTGTCCTCACGGTCAGCCCCTGGGAGAGAAGGCGTGTATTCTGATCCTGCATTAATGACAGCTTCCCGTCCTTCAAAGAGTGTACGAATAACGTTCCACTTACTAGCTGACCTTATGTATTCCACGTGCGGTGTTTCTACTGGCATTAGCCCCACCTAGCCTTACGTTTCTTAAGCTTACCCGGACCGAGTGTTATTTCATTAAATGCGAGAGACACGGCGTCTAGTTGGTCGTCATGTTTAGACCGACGACCCGCTACGAACTCGTCTAATAAGACCTTGTTCCATGGGCCACTTACAATCTTAACATTACCATACACCTCCCCTTTAGCGGGTCGTGAGTACGAAGCTAACGTTTTCCATCGCGTATGCTTTTCGCCTGTGGCCCTTTCACCGTCGTAATCATAGCCTACGAAGGTCTTCTTATGAAGCGCTATGATTCTCTTACCCCCAGATCCACCTTCTTGCTCCTCACGAATGCGTGTACCGCGGCCATCTAACTTAGCACACTGCATCATCAAATCTTCATTCTCAGCAACCTGCGCCCTCACCACATCGAGGATGTAAACAATAT